AAGTAATTGAAAGTGTCAGGGAGTACGGTAGCCAATCCGCACATTTTCAATTACTTTGTTAACGCTTCTGCATTGCATCCGCCAACAGTCGCAAATGAAATAAATCAGGTCAACTATACCAACGTTTCTAAACTTGATGGTACTGTATCGAATATAAATTCGTTACTTACAAGTGGATATATAGCACAACAACGTTTTAGTTTTAATTTAATCGAAGCGGTAGAGCGCAAACTAGGCCGCATTCCTGCAACGGACAAGGTGGCGTGGTTGAAAGAGAATGTGAACAAACTGACAGCCAATTGGCATGGATATGGTTCGGGTGTTGGCGGGAATAAGGCGACATTAACCTATTGGAAGAATGATGCAAGCGCATGGGATAGTTCTAATTTTTGGACACATGCCAATGGTGGAGTTAGCAAACTAACCATTTCATTTGTGAGTACCCTTGTTAACGCCATAGGTAATGACGGAATGGTGCATTTATTGGCTTATGCGCCTGCAAGCGACGGAACAACAGCCTCCACGATTTCAACGGATTACATTGATTTGGATGTGGAGTTGAAAGCAACCGCACAGCTCGACACGCGGCCAACCCTTGTCCGGGTGGAGAATTTCGAGGGGAAGGTGAGCGGTAGTACAGTGGAGAATCCGCATGACTTCAAAGCAAAGGGCGCATCAATCTTGTATACACCAACACAAACATGGGATACGCTTGCTCAAACGCATATAGACAGAGCGAATAAACTTGATGGGGCCTTGGCCGGTTCGGGACTTGCTACCAATGGAAGTATGGCCCAACACCTATTCTCCTTCGACCTCATCGCCGCGGTAGAGCGCAACATCGGAGCCATCCCAAAGGCAACGGTAGCGGAGAAGGTGCAATGGATTAAGGATAACATCCGTCAAATCGCATGCGGTTGGAACGGGTACGGCTCAAGCGCTGGAGGAAGTAAAGCCACACTGACATTTTTTTATAACGATACGATGCAATGGTATCCGGGGTACGTTCATACAAATAGTTCGGTTTCTAAAATTTATCTTCCGGTGGCGGCATCTATATCGAGGGCGGTTGACAATAACGGATTCGTTCACTTCCTAGCCTATGCCGAGCCATCCGACGGAACGACAGCAAGCACGATCAACACCGATTATGTGGAATTGGAAATTGAGCTAAAACCAACCGCATCTTTCCAAAAACCGCGTGTGCCATTGTATGAAGTCACACAGGAAGAATACAACAACATCCTTGTGAGTTGGGATGAAACAGCGGTGTTGAACCGTTACCCGGTGGTGGAGGGTGTGCAGCATTTGCAAAACCCGGCAGTGATGGCAGAAGGGGAGAACTTGTTGCCTCCGTTTACAGCATGGGATATCCATGCGAATGCAGCGGTTAAAGGACCTTATGAGTTAACGTTGAATGCTACAGCGGCATACCAATACTCGATGGTGAAAGTCAAAGCGATGCCAAATCAATCGTATAGTTTGAATGTTGATACAGAGGTAAATTCAAGGCTAAACGTTGTTTTTTATGACAAAACAGGGGCGTATATTACTGAACTAACGGTGAATGGGGCATTCACCACACCAGCTAACACTGATTATATGTATGTTAGGTTATCCAACAATGCAAGTAAGCCTACCGGAGTTTTAACCTTTAAGAATCCGATGCTCACACTAGGAGACAAAGCCAAACCATTCACACCGCGCAACCCATCCTATTTGTTCGCTGAAACCAAACTGGGAGCCATCGGCAGCAACAAAGATGTGTTGTATAAGGAAAATGGCGAGTGGAAGCGGAGGAAAGTGATTGAGAAGGATGTTGTGCTGGATGGTTCATTAGGTTGGGTTAATGCATCTAATCAAAGCGGTTATAAAATGGTGTTGATAGACAAAGCCCTTCATGGTTTTGGTTCCGGTGATTGGTATAACTTTACAAACCACATTGTAAATAAGCACGATGGAAAGAAAATGAAAATGTTCGGTGGATATACATTCGATGGGCCGGATGCGTTCTATACAGGAGGAAGCGGAGGGGCTTCATTAAGAATTGCGGTATCTAATCAAGATACCGGGTTTACAGATTCCTACACGCCTACAAATGATGAATGGAAAGCCTATTTCTACGGGTGGAAAGTAAAAACGGCAGATGCCAACGGCAAGCCTACCGCATGGGTATCAGTCGTAGATGGCACAGATGCGCCAACGCAAACCTTGGATTATGTGAAGGCGAACAAGGCGGCCAACTACACGCCTTATAAATTGTCGTATGTGTTGAGTTCTCCAAAGGTGGAGCGCGTGAACGTGGAAGGGGATATTGCGGCCGATGGATTGACGCAAGTGGAGTTGTTCAGTGGGGTTGTTGTGAGGGAGAAGGTAACACCTCAAATTAGTGGTGCTTATTACTATATCAATACCGACGTAATACCATTGTCCTTCACAAAAAATAAATTAGCTAAAATCATAGAAGTTTATAAAGGAACTGAACCTGACGTTAAAAATTGGGAATTGTTATCTGCTAACACCAACGGATTGCAAAGAGTAAGAATACCAGAAGCAAATTTTGATAAAACAGTCGATTATTACGTTACTTATACTGTTTTAAACAAACACCAATTCACCAACGCACAAACAGAAACCAAGGCGGTATATGCCAAGAATATCCGTTCGGCTCATGATGATTTGGCGGTATTGGTGGGCGATTTGACCACGCTGTCCTCTGTACATGTCAAGGCGATTGCGGAGCTATACAAACGGGTGAAGGCTCTTGGGGGCTGAACCTAGAAAGGGGGAGTTTACATGGATTGGGAAGTATTACGGGAATGGTTAATACAAAACGGGGTTGATCCGGGCGAATTGGACGAAGTGAAAGAGCCCGCAGCATTATCTGATTTGGGGGAAACACTGAAAACCACATTAGAAAACGACAACCAGCTGGGGCTTTTGGTCACTAGTTTTTTTATGCAATTCAATGATGTTGCCAATCTGGTAATGGAACAACAAAAGAAAATTTCTGAACTAGAATCAAGAATCATAGAACTAGAGGGAGGGCAATAATATGTTGACACTTTATAAATACATGGTGGATAACGGGATGAAGAAGCTTTCTGAGGTTCCGGAACCTTATCAACGAATGATGAGAGAAGATGGATATACAGACGAGGTAGCACCGACTGAATAGGAGGTGTATTTTTTATGCTTTCAGTCACTAGCTTGACAGGGGAGTGCGAGCCACTCACTAATGTGAAAAACGCAGAAACTGAAGAGGAAGTGAACGGGGGATTTACTCTCTCGTTCACTTCTTTTCCTTCAAATAATCCCGGATATGATCTATTGCAAGAGGAATCGATTATTGAGCTAGACGGTCATGAATTTCGAGTTATTAACTTATCCCAAAAGCGCCTTACTAAATCTGTTATCGGGAACCATGTTTACTTTGATTTGATACACCATAAAGTTGAAGGCATACAGGGCGGTACTAGGACAGTAGAAGAACAAGCTGCCTTCATCCTGGATGGGTCCGGATGGACATGGGAAGTGCAGGGTGATATTCCGGCACAGCTATTTTTAGATTCATTTGGTAATGACAATGCGGTTGCTCTTATCAAAACAATGTGTGAAACACTTCAGTGTGAAAGGCAGATCATGCCGGGCAGACATATTGTTTTTGCTAAAGAAATTGGCAAAGATGATGATTTCCAGTTTAGATATAAACACAATATCAAGTCTCTATCAAAAAGCGTGGATACAACCAACCTTTTCACAGCGGTAAAAGGATATGGGGCGAATGGAATTGCCGTGGAATACCGTGCTCCCAATTGGGAAATCTTTGCGATTAACGGAAAGCCTCGCTATGCAGAGCCGATTATAGACGACCGGTTCACTAGTGAATCCAGTTTGCTTGAGCATGTGAAACAGGAATTTGGAGATAAACATATTCCACAGATGTCGCTTGATGTGGATGTCAGCGAGATGAATGCCCAAGGCTATACTGGGGATTCGGGGCTCGGGGACAAAATTTGGTTGATTTATGAACCGATGAGGATTGAATACCAGACAAGAATTATGAAGAGGAAACGGAACCCTTTCATAAAAGGAAGCTTGGTTGTCACCCTTGCCAATGTAAAACCGTCTTTGTCCGATGTTTTGACCGAGACTAAGGTTGAAATCGATAAGAACAAGAAAGAGTTCCGCACTAGAATTGAACAAACAAACGAAAGTATCCTTCTCGAAGCCGAGCGGCGAAAGGGCGAATTTGTTGAATCGTACGCGAGAATGGAGATCCTATCGGACGAAATCAGTCAGCGTGTCAAAACCACCACGTATGAACAAGGGTTGCAGGAGAATCTTTCTGTTGCCCGGAGCTATGCGGACACTAAAGCGCAGGAGGCAAACGGCTATACCGATAGCGCTCTTTTGACAGTGAGTGAACGACTGACAACAGCGGAATCCTCCATTACTCAATTGGCCGGCAGTATCACATCCAAGGTTGAACAGACGACCTATGAAAATGGCCTTTTGAACATGCAGGCATATGCTGATTCTGTGGCTTCTCAGACTTTGGGAGATGCAAAGACCTATGCAGAAACAAAGGCGAATGAAGCTCGCCTTGCTGCGGAAGCGGTAGCTGTTGCGGAAGCGAGTCTTGCAGAAACGAATGCCCAATCCTATGCGGATGGGGTGGTCACAGCTGAAGAACAAGCCCGCATTCAGGATGCAGAAGCGAAATTAGCTGCAGCAAAAGCCCATGCCGAACAGAAAGCGGCTGAAGCAGAAACAGCTGCCAAACAATACACAGATGGAGCCACAGCTCCTCTAGTTACGCAAATAACAGAAGCACAGTCCAGCATTACTCAGTTGTCAAATGAAATCAATAGCAAGGTCAGCGAAACCGTCTATTTGACCGATAAGCAGAACCTGGAAGGCGACATTACCTCACTGGAGGGGACAACCAGTAATTTGTCCAACCGCCTTTATTCGGCTGAATCATCTATCACCCAGCAGGCAGGGGAAATCAGCAGCAAGGTAAGTTACACCGATTATAACGGCAATGAGATGATTTCCCGTATGAACCAGACGGCGACGACTTTCACCTTGAATGCTCAAAGGATTAACATGGATGGGATTGTCCGGGTGAACAGCACATTGAGGATTGGTGATGAAAATGATGGTTCAACTGAAAAATCCCTCATCTTCCGGTCAGATGCGGCCGTTTATTGTCCTGCCGGGTCGAGTGAACTAGTCATTGAATCTATGGGTAGAATTCGTTTCTCTGGTTATACAGTGGATTTTAGCGGCGTGAGGGCTGAAGGTCTTTACGCGGTGTTTGGGTAGGTGATGGACGATGCCAGCAACACCGGCCATATTAGCATTTGAAGACAGAAAGACAGATGTTTATATAAAGGTTCAATCCGGTGCGGATACAGCTTACATTGAATTTGACCGAAGTTGGGTGAACGGGACAGGCTCACAGGATGACAGCCAGTATGTGGGAACATCCGGTGTGATCGTGGAAAGGACATTCGCCAAACCGACAACACCTGGACAGTATTACCTGTATGTTCGGGGAAGGACAGGAAGCACGGCAAGCAGCTGGATTTCCAGGGGGGTATATGTCGAACCTGACCCATTCCCTTCCGTCCCTTCCATCAGTGTATATAGCACTTCAGGAAACACGGTGACATTCCGGATAACCACTGGAAACAATACCGGCTGGGTGGATTTCAATTATTCCTGGCAGTATTACACGATAGATGAAACGGTGTATACCAGCAGCAACACGACCTTTTACCACACCGTGACGGTTCCGAGCTATGGGAGCTACAGCGTACAGGTACGGGCGGGGAACAACGGTTATTATAGCGGATGGGGCGCTTCTTTAGGCTTCACCACATCCAACAGCCCTCCATCCATTTCGATTACCAACGGGGACGGGAAAGGGAGCATCAAGGTATCGTGGACTGCATCGGACAGTGACGGATTAAGGAGCGGTGACCGTTATCAGGTGTATATCTCTGATACGAGCGGGTCTACCAGCAGTTTGAGGTCCAAAGGATATACCAACGAATCAAGCTTCACTTTCACCACGGATGCGAATAACAGCCCGTTGGTGGATGGGGTGGCTTATCGAATCCGAGTGGCAGCCTATGATGTATATAACTTATCCAGTTATGCGGACCGGTATGTCACTTACACCAACGTCCGGCCTCCTGCCTTCCAATGGACATACACGAAGACAGCAGGCGTTGCCAACAACCTGACCTATAACGAGTGGAAATCCTTTTTGGACAATATCAACACCATCCGTTCTTATAAAGGATTGGTCCAAAGAAACTTCAATACAGCCACTTCCAAACCAGTGGGTGGTAATGATGTGATTGTTCCAAGTGCCGAATCATTTAATGCCGCCATTAATGCCATCAACGACATGAACCCATCTACCAGCCCGGCGGCACCGGTTGTGAGAGGAGAACGAATCACATCTGCCAAGTTAAATAGAATGAGAGATTCACTAAATTCAGTAGCATAGGAGGAATAAACATGGAATTAAAATTTTCTTTACGTAACGGTGCAAGTTTTTCAGCAGTGATTCCAGATTATAATGCGGAGGCTTTGACTGCTAACTTGAATGATCCTAAGCAATACATTGTGCAAATTGGAGATATCGTCATTGCAAAAAACATGATTAGCCTTGTATCACCAGTACAACCGCCAGAAGGGGCGAACGTTCAGATATTCTTGCAAAATGGGGAAACGGTCAATGAATATATTGAGGCATACAATGCGGCAGCCATCGCAGAAAGAGCAAATAATCAACAGAATATGGTGTTTGCAATTGGAAATACCATCGTATCTAAGAATCTATTCGGCTATATCACACCAATTTAATAGATATAGAAAGAAAAGGGACTAGTGAGGAGGGAGTCGCTTGGAATTTTAGATGATAAACTGTGCACAGTGTGGGGTTTTTTAAAATCTTGGTCTTATTTTGTACGAAGTGAATAGTGACAAGGAGCAGGTTAGGGGAATTATTGTTGTTAAATTTAGTAGCACCTTTTCTCCATTAACATATGATAAGGAGAAAGATGACGAGAAGAGAACTCCCTGTTCTTAAATTCTTCGTTTTCTTTCAGCACATACATCTTTGGAAAAGGCTGTTAATACGCAGCCTTTTTTTTATATCTAGTACCATTTTTTGTTTGCTAACATAAACTAAATTGAGTGGTGAGTGGTGAGAAATGGTTACACATGAATTCCCATGTTTTTCTCCCTTTCTTTTAAGACGTGCATCTTTGGAAACGGCTATCTTTGATATCCGTTTCTTTTTTTATTGTAATAGGATGAAAATGCGCAGCAAAACACCTAATGGATAGGTGTATTTTTTATGTCTAAAAGGAGGAGACTCCACTCCAGTGGGAGTGGGAGGTCCTCCTTATTAATAGGGCGGTGCTTTATAGTATCGTCTCTTTTTTATACAGAGAAAAGGGTTTGTGAGGAGGGAATCATTTGGAGGCGGATAAAGTGGTACACCGAATAGACGATCATGAAGAGAGGATTACAACACTTGAGCGTAATTACGGGGAAGTTATCAATAAAATTACAAACATGGAAAAAGCACAGGTTGAAACACAAAATGTTTTGCTAAAGGAATTCAGTTCTACTAAGGATATGCTAAACAACCAAAACCAGATGAACCAAACATTGCTTGAACAGATGTATGGTATCAAGACTTTAAAGATTACAACCCGTAAAGATATTTTCATCGGTCTGCTAGGCGGCTCTGGTATTGTTGGAATTTTAACTCTGGTCATTTCAAGCTGGGACCAAATTTTAAAGATGTTTGGAGGATAATTAAATGAATGGAATGGAAGAGGTTTTAATATTTGCTAGTTTGTTAGCTCCAATTATTTTGGCTGTGGTTGAACTATTCAAGCGGACATTTGTCGTGAAAAATAACTTTATACCTCTAATGGCGTTAGTGGTCGGGCTTGTTATTGGCCTAGCAGCAGCGCCATTTACTGATTTGGACATCGTTTTACGACTATGGGCAGGCGGTTTGGCGGGATTAGCAGGAACTGGTTTGTATGAGCTAGGGATTAATAGGGAAGGCAAATCCAAAGGGATGGACTTATAAAAAGGGAGGACTTAAATAATGCCACAATTACAAAATGATGCAGGTCACGGTTCTAACACTTACCCGCCAAGTAAAGGGGTTCCCGGGCTTGCCGAGCATACATTCAATGCAGCTGTCGGAAGTGAGCTGAAACGATTGCTCGCTGGAAAAATTCCAACGTATGAAGCCCAAACATTTGGAGCAAAAGATGTAGCGTTATCTACTCGGACCAATTTATATAATGCCCAGTACATTAAAAATAAAGATGCTATTGGGATGTCTCATCATGCTAATGCTAATAAAGACCCAGACAGAAGGGGAATTGGTATCTTCTATTGGCACAAAAGCAGCAAAGGGAAAAAACTAGCTGAAATGATTCTTGAGGAATATAAAAAAGAGTTTCCAGATCGTGAAAAATATCCGATTTGGGGAGACGGCTTGTTTCCTTGTGTGCCTGGCACTTGGACAAACCTCCACATGTGCCGGGAAACATCAGCGCCTTTTGTCTTGATCGAGTGGGAGTTCATGACGAACAAAGAATCATTAGAATTATTGAAATCGGATGATTACAGGAAACGCTGTGCGCTGGTTGCAGCTCGTGTGGCTTGTCATTGGTATGGAATACAATTTGAAGACAAGGAGGTAGCTAAGGTGGCAAATAAAACGAATGAAAAAGCAGATGCGTTTGCTCAGGAGGCTCAAGAATGGGCGAAAGAAATGGGTATCTCTGATGGATCTAACCCTCGTGATTCAATCACAAGACAAGAAATTTGGGTTATGCTGCAACGATTATATGAGAAAGTGAAAGGATAAAATTCATGCCTTTTATTCCTTTGTATAAAACTTGATTCTGCTGGTTAAACTAAAAACCCATGGATGTTGTACTCATGTTGAAAGCCCTTCTCATGCGAGAGGGGCTTTTTTATATATCCCAGAAATCAGAATAATACACTGAATACCCCGATTTTCTTAAAGTTGTAATAACTTTTTGTGCTGCGAGGAGGGAAGGGTGCTTCTGCTTCAAATAACACAACCGAATGACTGTAATGATGTCTACCCCACTTTTTTCTGCCAATTCTTTTTGCGAGATGGAATGCTCGATTAAAAAATTTCCAAGCATCGACTTTTCTCGCCTTGATATAGACAAATTCATCCCCCCATCACCATGTTGCTTTATAGTATTCTTTCCCCTAGACGTTTCCTCCTTCTGAAAAGATTCTACAATTTAAGACAATATTCTTTGTTTTTGTTTTTGCAACTGTATAATAATTGATTCAATTGGTTAAAATAAAAATACAACATGAAAGCTTTGTAGCCATCAAAAATCGCCCTTCTCTATGAGAGGGGCTTTTTTTCATTTTTAGAACATAACGCCCCCTCACTAATCCTAATCAATTAAGAACGAATGTTCGTAAAATGGCTTGAAATCGAATATTTGTTCGTATAAAATAATGGTAAAGGAGGGAACGGTATGAGACATTTATTGAACCAGTCATTGAAAGAAGTAAAGCCTGTAGAAATCATTTATCAGAGTAAGGACCTATCATTTTCGAAACGCAGGATATTGGTAAAAGCCATAAATGAAAAGTACGTAAAAGGTTTTTGTTTTAAGAAAAGGCAGATTAGGACTTTCAATTTGGATTCTATTCTCGCTGTTGCTCCGATTAAGGATAAAAGGGAGGAACTCTTTTATGCCTAAAGAATTAACAGTTAGACAGACAAGTATTCTAAATACAGTTTGTGATTATATAGATAAAAAGGGTTATCCACCTTCAGTTAGAGATATAGGTGAAATACAAAATTTAGCTTCACCTTCCACAGTTCTTAATCATTTGAACCAATTGAAAAAGAAGGGATATATAACCTGGTTACCGGGGCAACCTAGAACATTGAGAGTATTAAAAGCCAATAAGAATTGTTTGGATGAGGATTAAATATACTGGTTACACTAAAAACACGCCATGAGGGACCTTCCTCCACCTAGAAAAAAACCCTTCTCACAAGAGAGGGGCTTTACTATTATTCCTCTATATATGTTTTTCCTGTTTCATCTAATCCCGTTTGGGCTAACCCCTTATTATCCAGGGCCAATTTGGCATTTATGGTCCCATCATCATTATGTACCCATAGAAATATCGAGTGAACATCTATTCGTTTATCATAAGATTGCTCTTTTACTTCTTCCATAATTCCCTCGATTTCCTCATTTGTAGTTGCTGTTGAATCGACATCTACGTACCACATTCCCGAATTATCTAATCGTTCATTTGTGATTTCATAAGCAGGTGTTTCAGCTGGTTTTGTGGCTGGCTCTGAAGCATCGCCAAGTGTTATTCCAACTATCATTAATAATAGACATACAACGGATGCTCCCACCATTTTCTTAGCGGTTCCGTCTTTTCTTTTTCTGTAGAATGCAGCCATGATTAAAAACACAATAAATCCTAAAAAACCAAATATACCAAAAAACAGTCCCATGATTCTTTTCCTCCTTTATCATTTCTGCAACTTCTGTATTTTCCAAACAGTTACTAACATACCTAATGTTACCATTGGCTTGAGGTAAGGTGAATAACATTTTTGGAGAAAAATCAAAAACCCCTTTATTCAAAAGGGGTTTACATATCCCAGAAATCATCACTTTTAATATTTGGATCAATCTCTCTTAGAGCAGTAATTATTTTTTTCATGGTTTTGTATGTAGGGGACCTATCTTTATTACTGGTTAAATCTCCAATCGTGTTCTTATTTAAACCGGTTTTTTTCATCAGCCAAGCCTGAGAAACCCCCTTCTTATCCAGCCATTTTCCTAATTTGGTGCGTGGTTTTCCTAATCCAAACATGTTTGTTCACTCTCCTTTTTATCTAGTCATGTCCAAAAATCCTAAAAAATAAAACCATTTTTCCTGTAAAATGCGGAATATAGGACAAACAGTGTCTAATAACCTTTATCATACGAGTTAAATGGCGAATCAAAATTCCAATCATTCTTCTTTTCAACCCTTCGAAACTATCCTTCTACTTAAAATTCCATATCAGACATATCAAACGAACAATCAAAACATTGATACGGCAACGATTCGCCCGTGTCCTAATCCTTCTTTTGAAGCGGGACTTTATCTACAGATAAACAAGAAGAGAGGTGGGAAATTGATGTTACTGGAAATCGCCTCATCATCGGTGGTTGGCGGGATTTACTTAATTGCAAAATTCGGAGGGAAGAGGGGAAGGAAAAATGATTACGAAAAAATCATCCGGATCGCGGAAGCTTGCAATTTAAAAAAAGGAGATGACTCCATCCAGCTTCTTCGCAAGACACAGAACAAACGATTTGTTGAATATGTTTTCCGGATTCCTTTGGGCTTGTCCTTTCAACAGTTCGAAAAACATTTTGAGGAACTCCAGGACGGATTGAATAACAAAAAGAATGAACACACATTTGATTACAAAGGTCTTAAAAAGCTGTTGCTTTATTTGAAAAACAATCAATTCAACCGGGAAACCTTTAGCAATGATTTGAGGGAAATGTTCTTTGAACCGAACGAGATCAGGAAACGAGTTAAGATGAGTTATGACGGAACGCTCAAAATTAAAGTGTTTGATAAGGAATTGGAAAACATGATTCCATTCAATGAGGAATTTTTTAAGGGTTGCGAAGGCTGGTCTATCCCCTTGGGGGATGATGGTGAGAATTTTCTTAAATGGAAAATAGGTCGTGAACATGTGGGGGTAGCGGGAGGAACCAGGCAAGGGAAAACCCAGTTCCTTAAAATGCTCATTACATCTTTAGTTAAATTGTACCCCGATAAAGTGAAATTATCCTTAATAGATTTAAAAGGTGGCTTGTCCTTCCAGCGGTACAGCAATTTGAAGCAAACAGCCAATTTTGCCCATGACATACACGGGGCAACCAACGTCCTGGATGCTGTCTATAATGAAATGATCAAAAGACAGGAAAAATGTGCTGAATTAGGAGTAGAAACAGCAGAGGAAGCAGGGATTCACGAGAAACATTTTATCATCATTGACGAAGCAGCCGAACTTTCCCCAGTCATCAAGAGAGATGAAAGAAAGAAGCGCCACCAATGCCAGCAACGTCTATCAGAACTAGCGAGGATTGGGGCAGGGCTTAACTATATCATTATCTTTGCTACCCAATATCCTACAGTCGATGTCATGAGCAAAGATATAAAATCCAATCTCAATCAAGTCGTATGTTTCAAACTTAGAAGCGGTAACCAATCACAAGTCGTTCTCGATGAATGGGGAGCGGAAAAACTACCATGTAGAGGCAGGGCCATAGTGATTGATGGAGTAGAAAAGCATGTCATTCAAGCACCTTTAATGGATGATTCGTATATCGAGAAGGTCATTACCCCTCATATCAATATCAAACCACGAAAGGAGAATAAGGATGAAAAGCACGATCAAAAGGCAGAAAAGGGAAGAGAAGATCTTATTATCATTAAAAAAACTTCATTATCTGACTAGAAGCCAGCTCCAAACGCTTCACGACTTGAAATCAGATCGTAATGCTTCGCGAGTCATGAAACAACTGGAACCGTATGTTTCTTCTTTTCGTGATACAGAAAACGTCTATTATTTGAGCTCAGAAGGAAGACAGCGTGTGAATGCCAAGCGGGTCTGCAAGAAAACCTCACAGGCGCAACATTTCATCATGCGTAACAGTTTATATGTTGGCTTGGGATGCCCGGATAATTGGCAGACTGAAATGGAAATCACTATACAAGATGTGACAGTTGTCGCTGATGCTCTCTATAAGAAAGAGGGACGATATCATTTCATTGAAGTGGATTATACCCAAAAAATGAGCGTAAACAAAGAAAAAATTGAGCGGTATAAAAAGCTGGCTGAATTCACAAAGTTGCCACCCAAATTGATTTGGATTACCACGACAGATTATAGAAGAAAACAGTTATTGTCTTTATGCAAAGGGTTAGATGTCCAGGTGTTCACAGCAGAAGATTTTCATTAAAAACTAAGGGGGAAACATCATGTTTAACAGGAAAATTCAAACGGTTGGAACCATCAGTGAGTTTTTAAGCAAAGAAAAAGGAATTGTGGCATCAGAAGAAGCAAGGCATGAAAGAAACTTTTATCAGGGAATGTTCCCATTTATCATGGTTCCAGCCTTGAGCTTCCCTTTAGTGTCCACCCAAACTTTCGCAGCTGGTACAGTATCAGCCACAAAGGAAAGCGTATCAGCTAGGATTATTGATGCTTTCCAACCCATCACAGATTTAGTTCAGGGATTGGCATACCCTACTGCCTTTATTATGGTATCTTGGGCGGGGATTAAATGGATGTTGAAAGATCGGGAAGGGGCCTTACAGACGTTACAAGGGGCGGCTATGGGCTTTGTCATTGTCCAGATGGCTCCACTTATCATGAAACTTCTCGTTAGTGTGACGGCAGGATTTTAGGAGGTGTTTCCATGTTCAGGAAAATCCAGACGGTGGGAACGGTATCTTCTTTCATAAACAATGAGCCTGTCGGGTTTTGGGATAACTTTTGGAGGATGTTCACGGAACCGGGGCAAGTGGCAAAGGAAACGGCAGCGGATAAGGTGTATGACTTTACTGCCCCCTTTTTCGATATGGTTGCCATAGCGGCCTATCCAATTTGTAATACCGTCATCATGATTGGAGCGCTTTGTTATATCATCGGATTCCGAGAGAAAACAGTGAGCTGGATTTCAAAAGCTTCCCTTGCCTATATCTTTTGTCAGATGTTGCCCTTATTACTTAGAACAGCCCTGCAGATGATTATTTCTTACTGATGCTCGCCCATAAAGTCTTTATCAAAATAAAACTTGTCCATCAAGTTATTAACAATCCCGTTGAAATAAGCAAACTGGCCTTTCTTCATCTCTACACCACTCTTAACCTTCATAACAAACTCTTTCATAGCACGGATCCCGATAAATAATTCCTGTTCTTGATTAAAGGCCCTTTCTTTTGCGATATGATTCACAACTCTGTTGCATTGCTTAACAACCTTCCAGAACTCTTGGATGGTTTCTGCTTTAGTGTAAAAAGAACCTGCTAATTTAGCGAAGTTTTCTGGAACCCAGTGTGCTACAAAATTAGCTTGTGGAATAGAATTGTTAACAGGCTTATCCACATTGTCTATTTGAGACACCCTATTACGTTTATTATTAATATTTTGTTTTAAAGAAATAGTATTTGTTTTATTGGTAGGACACTTCCCAGTCATTTCAGCAGGGGTCTTGTCGGACACTTCTTCTTCCACAGGATTGATGATGATGGCATTAGCAGTTTGTAGCATATCACTTCTTCTCTTCATTGGGATCTGCTTGATTATACCGAGATCACCCAATTTCTTCATTAAACGTTGCACAGTTTTATAGCTGATTTGTAATGCCTCAGCAATCTTATTTTTGCACATGAAACTTACACCCACATATTTGCAGCTGTGACGCTTAAGGATCTCCAGCAATGCAGTAAGTCTAACTTGTACATCAGTACGCTTAACAGACGCACGGATGGTGTCTCTATATATACGTACTGTTTTGTTTAATTCTTCTACATCATTAAAAGTAGCCAGGTTGTGGAAGGACTCTTCACTGGCAAGTATATCAATGCGTTCCTTCATTATTATTGTCTCCCTTTCCGGAAACAAAAAAGCAACGGCCTGTGTAAGCAAACCGTTGCTAATGAACCCCCATATAATGTAAAATTATAAATGAGGGTACAGCAAGTGTTTGCCTAGTGATGGTAGGCGGACGGTATAAGAGTGTTGGTAGCACTACTTATACACGCTGTGCTCTTTTGTTTTTTTAGATAAATAGTAGGTATATGTGATACCGTTTGTGATACCGATTTTTATGATAGATTTGATTTTTTCTGTTTTTTCATTCTTCGTGATACTACCTAAATGTTGATTTAATGCGGATTTGTACTTTTTATTCGTTTGTATATAGTCGAAATGGAAGGTTCTATAGGTTAAGCGAAATTCAAGCGTATCAATGACTGGACGGTATTAAATATCATTATGATACCAATATGATACCGTTTAGTCGAATACGCTCATAACTTCCTGTTTGCGTTCCACATACAAATGCCCGTATGTATTAGCCGTTTGTTTTATGTCATCATGCCTCATTAGTTCTTTGACTAGGTAGATATCTACCCCTTTATTTATTAAATAGGTGGCATAACTATGACGTAAATCGTGGATTCGTAATTCTGGAAAAACGATCTTAAAATGTTTATGATAATGTGAATAGTGATAAGGTGCTAACCCACCAAACACATATACATCCTCATTGAATCCGTATATTTTATCTGCGGATTCTTTTTTTATTTCTGAAAGCATTTCACTTATAAACAAAGGAAAAGGTACATATCCTTCGCTACCAGCTGTTTTAGGAGACGTGGGCATCCTCGTTTTTATATCTAACGTCTTGCTCACGTATAATTGATTCTTTGTTAAATCAATGTCTTTCCATGTGAGAGCCAAAGCTTCACCAATCCGTAAGCCGGTATAAAACAATAAACGTGTCAATTCTTTGTAGAAGTGCATATCAAATTCTGTTACCCTTTTTTCGAATTCCTCACGTTTGATGTAGTTTATTTTCGGCCGAACACGCTGGATAGGATCAACGATCAAAGTTGGATCTATTTTCAATCCGAAAAATTTAACTGAGTGATTGATTAAGATTTTGAAATTACTGTATACTGTTCGGGCACTATTTAGTGATTCAAAATGATTTTCTAGTTTGGTTTTAAAATCCATTACATGCTGCACGTTAATATCCTTAACTTTCATATGCCCGAAAAATGGTTTTATATGCTTATTGTACTCATTGGTTCTACGTCGAATAGTTTTTTCCTTTAGTTTCTTATGTTTGATGTTGTGTTCAAATACTTCATCGAATGTCACTTCATCTGAAAAAGCATTTTTGATACTTGCAATAAATTCAGCTTCAGCTATGACAGCTTCTTTTCTCCCTTTAAATCCTCTTTTCAGCTTTTGTTTGTTCCGGCCGTACATATCTTTATAACGAACTTTAAAATACCAGGTATTACGTTCTTTATCTTTATAAACAGGCATTTCGATAATCCTTTCTTAAAAGATAGAGCATATGTCTATTTTGTTCACAACTAAATTAAGGAATTTCTTGTATGTTGAGTGGATCAAAGGTAATTTTATAACCTTTATACAAGGTATAAAGGCCATAGCGAGCATTATAGTGATCAAGTGCATTTTTTAGATATTCAGCAGTAACTTCTAAATAAATGCATATATCATCAAGAGTTCTATATCCAAGTTCGAAACATTTGATAAGGTCTTCTAGAGAAACTATTTTTTCATATCCCCAGCGTCTTGCTAGTAGCTCTAGTTTTATGTTCTGAACATTATCCAACTCAATAATATCCCCATGGGTAGTTTCATAGTGACCAATTTCTTCTGCTAAAATACCATGCCTTTCATAATGATTTCTGTTTTTATTCAATAAAATTTCATTGTCATAATAAAGGCCTGATAAACCACGAGGAAGACTTCTTGTTTCTCTAATGGTCAGGTGTTGATACTCCATCATCAAACGTTCGTACCGCATATCAAACACTCACTTTCTTTGTGACTTAATAAATTCTATATATTTTTTGATATCCTCCATTTCATCCTCGGTGACATCATCATCTATATGAGCTGCAATAGTTTCTATATTTTTTCTAGGTTCCCTATCCATTAACCAATCAAGCGAAACATTGAAATAATCAGCATAAAGATTTGCGTCATCGATATCTGGTGTTGCTTGTCCTTTCTCCCAACGACTAATAGAACTTTTACTTATTTTCGAACCGTATTTTTCTGAAAAAACTTGAGCTAATTGTTCAAGAGACATCTTTCGGGATTGTCTCAACATTTTAATATTTTCCGAAAAGGAAGCCATTCTTCTTCATCCCATCCTAATTAAATTATTAATTATATATTAAGTTATGCGTTCTAAAAATTCAACATATTTTATATTCTTTCCCAAAAATGAAATAAATTAGTTGACTTTTAATATTTTGGTAGGTATATTGAGTTTACAAACGTTCCAAAAACGGGACAAGAAAGGAGGTGCTGAAATGAAAAAGCAACCTTTCTACAAATTCAAAGCATACCTCGTAGAAAATAACATCAAACAAAAAGAAATAGCAAATGCCATTGGTATAAGTGAAGTTAGCTTCTCGCAAAAGGTTAATCGTTCAGGAAGTACATTCACTTTAGATGAAGTCCAGTTGATTTGTGACATCTTGAAAATTAGTGCTGACGATTTTTTTTTAATCAAACCGTTCCAAAAACGGGAAAAATTTAAGTTACCAGTGTAACTTTTTAACATTAGTGATCTTCCAGGGGGTGATCCCATATGGATAACAAATTATTTTATGACTCAAAAGATGTTCAGCAACTATTGGGCTGTAGTAGTCTTCGTACAGCCCAAATCAGAATTAAGGCTATGAATGATGAATTGCAAAGTAAGGGATATTGGGTCGAACGTGGGAAGGTACCAGTAACATTTTTCCACGAAAAATATCCGTATTTGACTGACCAGTATAAAAAAGAAGGATGAAAAGAGGTTGTCAGCTGAACAGTTTAACGAGCAAATTAACCCCGAAGTTTTATTTGCAGACACAGTGATCATAGCTAAAACAACCAAGGTAACTGGAGAGGACCACCATTATTTCATCAATAAATTTCTTGGTGGTAAGAATGTTGGATAGATAGCGGAAGGGTGAAGAAAATAAAAAAGACGATTTTCCAAAAGAGGAATTTAAAGCAAAACATTTAACTGGGTTGTCCCAATGGCTTAGCGGCATAATCTTTTTTTGAGGTGAGATAAATGGCAGAGATTGAATTTCGCATGACAGAAGAGAAGCTTCAAAAATTAAAGCCAATATTTGAAAAGATACTGTCTAGAAAATACGGAAAAGAAATAAAATTCACTGAATTAACATTAGGAAATGTCACTATTTCGGAGAAATGATAATAGTTTTTTTGCCTGATAAGGCCTTTTCTTTTTATCTTAAATGCGAATTTTGGTGAACGATTTTAGTTCTAAATTTGAAAGGGGGTGTGAAAGTGAACAGAAACGACTTTTTGGAAAAGGATCTACCCGAAGCAGTAAAGATTCATCGTCATTGTAACCAATGTTTGGATTACGCTTCATTCGCATTTAATACAGGGGATTATGATTTAGCAGAAAAGTGGATGACTGATTTTCAACAATCAATGGACAAGATTAAGAGATTACATGAAAAAAAGCTTAGGAGGGATCGAATGGATGGTTTCCTTGAAGAGTTAAAACTTCAAGGGATATCAGTGGATAGGATTTCAAGAATTATTTAATAAACAATCTAAAAGGAGGGTGTAAATTATGAGTTTTGTGCTATCAGCAAGCAAGTTGAAGACAGCTGCAGAGGTACGTAAGGATTGTAAGGAAATGCTTAAAAATCCAGTTCTTTTGATGGCAATTGAATTTGAAGCTAAACAAAAGTTTTACAGCTTGGTGTTGGCAAAACAAAAGACCCGTGCTGCAACACGAGTCGATTTAGAAAAAGAATCAATTTTAGTTTAAGCAAATTTATGTGGAAAATCAACTGGAGGTTTAAAAAAATGCCTTACTTTGATTCCAAAAATCGGACGGTTTTCAGTCCACACAATCAAAAGTTAGAGCCATTTTACAGCTTTTTGGAACAGTATCAAAAAACATTTAGCGGTAGTAATTTCTTTGAGGAATTAACTGATATCTATGAATATCTAGATCAAGTTCTAAAGGAGGAAAAAGAGGATGAATCAGTTACAACAAATTGAATTGATGGAAGTTGAAGAAATTCAGTCACAGGAAGTTAACTTTGAAATCACGGACATCAACAGCTTAAATTGGGCATTCCGTAAGTTGGCTGCTCTTAAGTCAAAAGAAAAGGAAATCAAGCAGCTGGCGAATGTGGAGCGTGATCGTATCGCTGAATGGGAAAAGGGAGAACTTTCTTCTATTACAAATAGTGTGAACTTCTTTGAATCTCTTGTTACCGCATATCATGCCAAACAATTGGCTGAAGATCCTAAAGCTAAAACAATCAGTACACCTTACGGAAAGGCTAAGTCTAGGAAGAGTAAAGAACAGCCGGAAAAACAGAATGAAGACCAAATTCTACAGTATGTTTTTGAAAATGAATTGGACGAGTTTATAAAAAGTAGTGTGAACTGGGCCGAATTAAAAAAATCGCTCAAAATTGTAGAAATCTCTGGTGAAAAGGTTGTTGTGGATGAGAACGGGCAGTTGGTTCCAGGTGTCACAGTGAAACCTGAATCAATCTCCTTTTCTGTTGAGGTATGAAATGAGATACGGAATCTATAAGGAAGATTTAGAAATTGCCAAGCAAAATGGTATCAAAGCAAAGACGGTTTACAGTCGAGTTTATTCATTAGGATGGAGCACCGAACGGGCTATCACAGAACCAATAAGAACCCCTTTTAAAATTAACGGCAAGACTATTGGACAACTTGCTAAAGAGAATGGTATAGCCTATCACCTACTCCGTAATCGTATTCAAAGTTACGGATGGGATTTAGAGAAAGCATTGAACACTCCTGCTTTATCACCTAAAGAATATGGCAGTAGAGGTGGAAGGGCAAATAGTACGTTTACTGAAGAACAGATGAAGACAGCTGAGGAGAATGGCATACCCCGAGGGACTGTTTCAACGCGAGTTCATACTTATGGTTGGACAATTGAAAAGGCTATTACTACACCAGTGGATAAACGTTTTAGAAGAAAACAGGTAAAAGAGGAGTGAATTAGTTGGAACTTATAAATGGTTCTGAAATTAAGAAAAGCCAAAAGGCAAAAATTATTATCTATTCAAAGCCTGGTGACGGTAAAACAACTGTTGCAGGTAAGCTGCCAGGCAAAACATTGGTGCTCGATATTGACGGTACAAGCCAAGTGTTACAAGGTTACTCAAATGTCGATGTCGCCAAGATAAATGCGGATGACCCTCATCAAAGCATTTTAGAATTTTACGCACATGCAAAAGCGAATATCGCAAACTATGACAATATCTTTGTTGATAACCTTACCCATTACCAAAAACTTTGGTTGATGAATAAAGGCGAAAAAACAAAAAGTGGTATGCCGGAGTTAAAAGATTACGCTTTATTCGATAATCACTTGCTAAAAGTTGTTGAAACATTCAATGGATTAGATGCCAATGTCATCTACACTGCTTGGGAAACCACACGCAGCATCATCCATGATGATGGGCAACAGTATAACCAATTCATCCCAGACATTCGGGATAAGATTGTCAATCACATCATGGGAATCGTACATGTTGTTGCAAGGTTAGTCAGAAAAGCAGACGGGGCTCGTGGATTTATTTTGGAAGGTAATCAAAGTATTTTTGCCAAAAATCATTTAGATGATCGTAAAGGTTGTCTCCAAGAGGAATTGTTAATGTCATCCACAAATGAAAACACAGGAGGGAATAAATAATGTCATTCTTTAAATTTGATGAAGATAATGCAAGCACAGGGTTTGAACTGGTAGCAGAAGGTAAGTACGAGGCGGTAATTGTAAATGCCGAAGCAGGTAAAACACAAGCTGGTAAACCTAAATTATCGGTAGATTTTGAGATTCGTAGTGATGTGCCGCAAAATCATCAAGGTGCAAAAGTGCTTTACAACACATTCACTTTTGAGCATGAAGTTTCAGTGAGAATTGTTAACTCCTTATTAAAAGCATGTGGGTTCGCCAACAATCATGTATTCAACTCTCCAGAGGATATGGCAAAACAACTTATCAATAAGAATTTGAAAATCACTGTTAAACATGAAGAATATGAAAAAGTGGTTGACGGCGAAAAACAAAAACGTGTTGCTGCCAAAGCGAAATATTACGATGTGTCAGACGTAAATCCAATCATGCAAGCTGGTGCAGTAACAATCGGTGATGATGATTTACCATTTTAATTAAAACTAAATAGAGAAGTTGGTTTTGCCCAGCTTCTCTTTTTTGTACCCAAAATAGCGAAATAGTTCTTTATTGGAGGGCGAAATGAAGGAAAATCCATACAATTTTAACGAAATCCCTGCCGAACTAAAAGCCCTTCCTCAATGGATTTTGTGGAGGTCAGAAAAGCGAAATAACAAGCCAACCAAAGTGCCATATCAAGTAAATGGTGAAATGGCACAGGCTAACAATAGACGTACTTGGTCGACATTTGCAACGGCAGTCAAATTCTATTTGGAAGGCGACTATGACGGCATAGGATTCGTATTTAGCAGACAGGATAACTACATCGGTATTGATATTGATAAGTGTGTTGTAGATGGAAAAATAAATGCTTTCGCAACGGAAATTATCGACACTTTAGACAGCTATACAGAGTTTTCTCCGTCAGGAAATGGTATTCACATCATTATTAAAGGGAATCTTCCACAATCTGTTTTAGGTACTGGACGGAAAAACACTAAACATGGCTTAGAAATTTATTCATACGGTCGATATTTTAGCTTTACTGGAAACCGTGAAAATTCTAACGATGTCTATGATCGTACAGATGAACTAGCAGAGGTATTTGAGCAATATTTTGATGATAGCGATATTCAAGGGCGTGTGAATCTTGCGGATTTTGAAAAAGATGAAATAAAAATTTCCAATGACGCGCTGTGGGAGAGAATATTTCGTTCAAAAAATGGTGATGAAATTCGTTCGTTGTATAACGGAAATTTAATTAATAATGACCACTCAGCCAGTGACTTGGCCCTATGTAACCATCTCGCATTTTGGACAGGGAAATCAGCAACCCGAATGGATACGATGTTCCGAGAATCCGGCCTGATGCGTGATAAATGGGATGTTATTCATTTTAGGGATACAAACGAGACATATGGTGAGAGAACGATAGCGACAGCTATTTCATCAACTTCCACAACTATTTTAGACAACAAGGAACAATTCGAGGAATTTTCTTTTGACTTTCACACTGGAGATGCAGCAGAGGTTGTGGAAGAAAAGCCGAAAAAGAAATTTCGTTTAACCGAACTTGGAAATGCCGAACGTATTGCATATGAATATGGCCATGTAATCAAATATGTTAGCGACATGGGCTGGCTGATATGGGACGGAAAACGGTGGAAAATCGATAACAAGAAAGAGATTGAGCGTATTACTGCCAAAGTATTACGGGGCTTGTATAAATCTGAAGATGAAGCTGAAACGAAATGGGCGCGAATGTGCGAAAGAAGAAATATCCGTATGAATAGCATTAAGGACTTAATGCCACTTGTCCCAGCCGAACGTGAAGACTTCGACCGGCATAAATATTTGTTCAATGTTGAAAATGGCATCGTGGATTTAAAAACAGGAAAACTGCAGCCGCATGATCGGGAGCTCGCTCTCACTAAAATCACTAATGTTGAATTTGATGAAAACGCAAAATGTCCAACATGGTCAGTTTTCTTGGAACAAATATTCAAAGGAGACAAAGAATTAATAGATTATATGCAAAGGCTTGTTGGTTACTCGCTAACCGGAGATATTTCAGAGCAATCCATGTATTTCTTAGTCGGCGGTGGCTCAAATGGAAAATCGACATTTGTAAACACCATTAAAAAATTAATGGGCGATTACGGTTCACAAACAAAGTCAGATACGTTCATCAAGAAAAAAGACACCGGGGCAAATAATGATATTGCTAGATTAGTAAATGCTAGATTTGTTTCGGCAGTTGAATCAGAAGAAGGCGAAAAATTACAGGAGTCACTGGTTAAGACGATTACAGGTGGCGAACCGATTTTAGCCCGATTTTTACGACAAGAGTATTTCGAATTTATCCCAGAATTTAAAGTTTTTTTTACAACTAATCATAAGCCGATAATCGGCGGTGTAGATGATGGTATTTGGAGACGTGTGAAAATCATCCCATTTACTTTAAACCTCAAACCGCATGAACGCGACAAAAAGCTTGAAGAAAAGTTATCGCTTGAAATGTCTGGAATTTTAAATTGGGCCATAGAGGGTTGCTTGAAGTGGCAGCAGTCGGGATTGCAGGAACCAAAGGTTGTAACGGACGCGACAGGCAATTACAAAGAGGAAATGGATATTTTAGCACCATTCCTCAATGAAATTTGCTACATTGACGAACCGAAAAATGAAGCAATCAAAATCGAAGCGAAAGAATTATACAACGTGTATGACAATTGGTGCTTTAAATCTGGTGAACGAACTTTAGGAAATAGATCGTTTTATCGCATGTTGGAAACGAAAGGCTTTGGAAAAATGAAGGGAGCTGGCAACAAAACGTTTTTGACAGGAATTACCTTGAAAGAGCGTATGCCAGTTACTAAAGGGGTTACCGATAACGAGAAAAACGGCTTTTTTAAGGTCGTTCAATAACTCGAAAGTTACTTTAGATAACTCCAAGTAAATTAGTGTGAATTCAGTAGTACCAAGGCTTCAAGTACTGTTTTTAGTTTTAAAGTTATTTTAGTTATTGGGATATTTATTAAGTAAAAAAATCAAAATAAATATATAAGTATATTAGGAGCAGTAATGCTGTTTTGCTAATAACTAGAATAACTTTTGCCTTCAATCCCTTGTGGCTCTAAGGCTCGAACGATTTTTCTTTAATAACTTTTGAGGATTTTTAGATAACTCGATGCTTTTTCAGTAACTCGGAGGCGATAAAATATGGAAATTTATGCAGAACCATATATAGAGCATGAGATTGAAGATTTCATAAAAAGGAGAATAAGAAGGTCAAGCTGCACTGAATGCACAGGATTAGAGCTTTATCGAGCTTATAAACAGTGGTGTAAGGAATTCAACACTTTACCGAAATCGAGAAATAAATTTTACGAAACGTTGGAAAAAGATTTTATAAAAGTTAGAGATAAAAAATATGGAATCATTTTCTTAGAAGCGAGATTGAGATAATGCAAGTATTAATGATTCTAAGTCAAATCTGGAAATCGGGTGCAAATATCTATCTTGATAAAGATGATGGTCGGATTGCGATAAAAAACCAAAATTTAATACCGGCTGAAGTTATGCAAGCTGCTGAACAAAATTTTCAAGCTATAGATGATTGGTTCAAATCCTGGAAGGATGCAAAACCAGAGAAAATCACACTCATGAAGATGGTTCACCAAATTTGCGGATGGCAGCATAACGAAAAGTTGCATGAATGGTTATGTGCTGAAGAAGAATCTCTAATGTTGTTCGATGACTGGATGATCGTGCTTGCTAAGAATGGCTGGAAAGACATATATGAGGACTTTCGGCAGTTTGAAAATAACGAATCTAATGCAATGGCACATGAATTGTATGTACGTGCTGTTGCATATGCGAAGAAGAAGGTGTGAATGGGTTATGGCATTAGGTCAATATCTCCGGGAGAAAAGGAAAAATAATAAAATTACACTTGTTGAATTAGCGGAAAAAACAGGGCTTTCCCAACCTTATTTATCACAAGTCGAAAAAGGAAACAGAAATCTTCAGCCGGAAAAACTAAGAAAATTATCAACTGAGCTTAAGGTTAGTTACTTGGAACTGATGATTCAGGCTGGATATCTTACTGAAGAGGATTTGACTGAGGGGGCAGTTGAATGATTCATTACAGCTACACAGATACAGAATTAAACAAAATCCTTAAAACACTCACGATTGTGATTGATACTCGTGAAAATGTAAACGGGCATATTCTTAATTATTTGCGCCAGAAAGATATACCAATTAAAATTCAAAAATTGGACACTGGCGATTATGGATGCATGATTCCTAAGAATGACGAATTGGCCATACCTCGGGATATCTATTTGAATAGCCGAGTAGAACGCAAAGCGCACATCGATGAAATTACAGGGAATCTTCAAAAGGATACACAGACAGCATTTGAAAATGAATTAATCCGTTCGAAAGACATTCCCTTCACTCTAATTGTGGAAGACCTACACGGCTATGAAAAAATGCTAAAGGGTGAATATCGTTCCAAATATAATCCGTTAGCATTGCTTGGAAGGCTCAATACCTTTAAAGCGAAATATAATTTCGAAATCGTGTATTTAGATCAAAAATTCAGTGGGAATTGGATATATCACCATTTTTATTATCAAGTAAAACATTATCTTAGGACGGGAGTTTTTTGAAAGGTGGATGGATATGACTTCTTCAGATTCTACTAATCAATTAAATAAGTCTATTGAGGTCCAGAAGGACTTTTATAAAACAAAATTATTGAATATGGGGTATTTCAAAACGCCAGACGGACAACAGTTGTACGAACTTTCATTAAACGAACTTGAAAACCTCTATAAAGAAGAAAAATCGAAAAGAGGTCCTAAGTATGAAGGATAAGAAAAAACGGCGTTTGCGCAAGTCGTTGACCAGGCGTAAGAAAATTATTGCTAAAAAGAGATTGGAAACAGCTTGGAGAAATTTATTTGTCCGTTCTGGATTTTTAAAAAAGTAAAAGGAGATACAGATATGAATTCAATCAACGCAATTCAAGATGTGCTTGCTGAACGATCTAGACAGGATGAAAAGTGGGGAGAACAAAATCATCATCCAATGGTATGGATGGGGATTCTTGGCGAAGAATTCGGTGAACTGTGTCAAGCAGTCAATGAAACTACCTTTGATAACGGGCCTGCAGAAAAGGTAAAAGGCGGTTATGACAACATGAGAGCAGAAGCTATCCAAGTGGCTGCAGTAGCTGTGGCTTTTGTAGAAATGTTAGATAGAAATTGGAAAAGCAGAAAGAACGCTGATTAAAAGTAGATACTGGGACAAGGAAAAATAAATCCAAAGGGGATATATCATGACAAATATTAAATTGAACGTTTTATTTAAGAAAATGCAAAAGGATGATAAGAAGGAAGTCTTAATGTTTCATGTCCTCAGTGATGAATTACCGCACGCTGACGAGCTTTTAAAGATGCCGGGTACAATTACTCTCCTAACTGTGGAAGAAAGCAAGATAGAGGCAATTGGCGCTGAATTTGTATCTATCCAACGTGACAATAAGAAAACGGTCCTTAAGTTCAATATTAAGCGCGATGGAGAAGGTAAGGTGAATCAACTTTATCCTTATGCTGGAGGGAATGTTTCTCTTATTCTCCAACCTTCTCAAATGAGTATAGAAGAATTTTATGAAGAGCCACATGAAGGGATAGAGTACAACGTAGATGAGGATGGATCAGTGAGCGTAGCACCAGGACAACTGGATATTGATGAAGTCGAAGTCAAACATTAATCATTCTACCCTGGGCTTAGGCTCAGGGTGTTCCTTAGAAATGGGGGAATAGTTATGAGCTTTGAATTACCAGAGTTGGATAGAAAAGCGACACAGGCTGCTGTTGAGGCAGAATTGGAGAAATATCGACTATATAAGTATCTGATTTTCGAAGAAAGGGAAGCTTCCATAACAGCAAGTCCGGAAGTTCGTTACCATGGACCAACTAATCAAACAGGTGACCAAACAGGTTCCATAGCTATTTATAATGCTGACCAACAGAGATATAGAAAAGCTTATTGTGATCGTGTGGAATGGGCTGTTAAGCGCCTGCCAAAGATGGAACGATTCCTCATTGAGGAAAGATATATGTCCGAAGATGCTGAATACATATCGGACTATCAAGTATATTGTTTTAAGTTCCAGCCGGCTATCTCTGAAAAGACTTATTCAAAGATTAGATGGAAAGCTTTTTATAAATTGGCGTTGAACTTGAATCTGGCTGTTACTAAGGGATAGTTGAACCAAACTATGACGTAAACTTAAAAGAGACAAGTGCCAAAGGAACACTTGTCAAAAAGAGAACAAAGCCAAATGCAAAAAGATAGGGATTAGTAATAATTTATGAAAGTCATCCTAAGTTGAAATGGACAAGCGTGGAGTAAAGAAAAAAAGTGGTGAAATTGAAACTAGATATTGTTATTGAACAGTTCGTGGAAACTATCCTTCATAGGGAAAAATATTCCTAAAAAAAATCGAAAATATTCCAAAAAAAAGTCGGGAATAAATCGTGTTGTTTGGACATAGGCATGATAAATTTATATCATCGAGAATAAAGCAAGGGCGGCACTTAATTGGGAGTGTCGTCTTTGTTTTGTTAGATTTTGTCGAACGATTTGCGTAGGTAAATAGTCTCCTCGTGTCGAAAAAGAGTAGGCGGAAGGGAGGGGTTATATATGTCAGGAAAAGTGAATAAAGGACAATTAGAAGCAGATATAACTCAGGAAAATGAAATGGTTCTTATCGAAAGTAGGACTATGAGAGATCAACATGTTTACCGTGACGAAGTGCTAGAAAAAGTAAAAAATGTTGCTTTTTTAACGGAAAATTTTGAGGTAACAATTCAAATGGCTGCTGATTATTACGAAGTACAATTTGATACCATCAAATCTCTTATAAGACGAAACCGTGAAGAGTTCAATGAATATGGTGAGATGAGGGTTTTAAAAGGTAAAACATTGAAGGAATTTAAGGGTCAGGTGCAACTTGAACCTGAGCTTAAAACAGCACCATCATTGACATTGGTTAACAGAAGAGGCCTTTTACGAATGGGTATGCTACTTACTGAATCTGAAGTAGCTAGGACAGTTCGTAATTATCTTCTAAATGTTGAAGATATATCAGAAGAAGAGCAAAAACGTTGGGCGATTGAGCGTGAAATTGGAAAACGGGAAAGACGACAACTAACGGATGCTATCCAGCAATTCTATAGTGGTAGGTTAAAAGATGGCATTCAATATGCTGCGTTTACCAATTTGGTCTATGATACATTATTTGATATGACGGCCAGGGAATTAAAGGCTGTATACGAACTCGGAAAGAATGAACCTTTGAGGGACTCTTTTACTACTGAGGATTTAAGGAAAGTAGTTAAAGTAGAACAAACTATTTCTGTATTACTTTTATTAGGTAAGACTTATGAAGAAATACAGCAGGAGTTACTGAATAATAGATCTAAGTATCAATAAAGTAGCAGGCATCCTTTCGAGGGTGCTTTTTATTATGCAGGAAAAAAGTCTCCTTTTGTCGAATGATTGTTATTTGACGATAGGAGGAAATAAACGTGGATGATAACTGGATTTTTAAAAAACTGTTTTTTTATATTTTAATTGGCATGGCTTGTACTATGATAATCTTTCCAATAGTAACAAACTACTTAATGTTTTTTAATATATTTCCTGTTGCTGAAGATGAGAAGACTTGGATTGGTTATTTAGGTTCATTTTGGGGCGCTATTATTGGTGGTGTTATATCTGGTGCTATTACTTTGATTGGCGTGCGTATGACCATTCAAAATCAAAAAAATGAAGAATTTATAAGAATATATCCTCAAATGATGTTATTGGGAGATGGAATAACTGATTCACTTAAGCACTTTTTAGAAGAAATAAATGAGGTAGGACAAAATACATTTGATATTGTACACATTGTTAGAAAATATAAATCTTTAAGTGACGAGCATTTAAGAAATTCAACCAAAATAAATGGCTTTGTTTATGAAAATTATAAACATATACATGGACACTTTTATTACTTTGATAAATACATTAAGGATAACTCTACTCATGATGAGTATGGGGTTCCTGTGTACAATTTGGACCCAGCAAAGATTGAACATTTCAAGAGACTAATTAGGAATGGTTTAGAGGAACACGATAAACTTACCTTGAACATTTCAAATACCTTTTTTACTCTTACAGTTGTGGATAGAGTGCCTAAAAAGTACAAGAAACTTACACGGAAAACGTTAAAAAAAGTAATTAAGAAAGAAGATTATTAAAGCATCCATTAACTTGGGTGCTTTTTATTTTGTTCTTTGTAAACAGACATCCAGTAAACCTTCATGAAGTAGGGTCGCAACCTTGTATGAAGTGTGGATATCTGTTTAGAAAGAATGACGGGGTGATGAGAGTGAGAAAATCCAATGTGCTCCCAAAAGAAAAGAGAAAGAAAGCGAGGAAGAAGAAAGAAGAGAAGGTTGATTGGGAAGAGTTGATGGGGACGAAGCGTGACATCTATGTCAGAGGTAAAGGCGGAGCAATCAGGAGGAAGTAAGTATACAAAGATGTATACATTAAACTTGTCCATGCTTGTCCGTTTGTTTACAAGGATGTATACAACAAAGTTAGGAGGAGGGAGTGAGTGGTGACTGAGTATAAAACAATAGAACAAAAGCGTAAATTCTATGACAGTGGAGTGTGGAAGAAGCTACGTGAAGAAGTAAAGAAACGCGACAACTATGAATGCCAGGAGTGTAAACGGCAAGGACGAGTAACGATTGATACAAACGAATACAGTGAGAGTGCAAGACGTAAGAAAATCCAGTTAGTTGTTCACCATATCAAGGAGCTCGAGCATCATCCAGAACTAGCATTAGAGATTGATAATCTTGAAACTGTTTGTGTGGATTGCCATAACAAAGAACATGGCAGGGAATTTGGAAAGAAAGAACCTAAGTGGAATGATGAGAAATGGTGAATGGGAGGGTTAACAATGAGTTTAATGACAATTATAGTCGGCAACAGCAAGATTGTTCAAACGCCTGACAGAATTGTAATTACTGTCGATGATAAAGAAAATGACGGTGAGTTGGTTGATAAATCAGGAAATCCTATTGAGTTAGGATTACTAACAGAAGAAGTTCTCAGAGTAAAAGGTTTTACTGATGAAGAACAAATCAAAGAAACTCTTAGTAAATTTAAATATTACAATAAGAGAATGGATGGCTTATATATTTATAGCGAACAATTTGTTAGACAGAATGGATGGAAATAATAATTTTTACACCCCCCGGTCGAAAACTTTGGGGTTTTTTTCGGCTTGGGGCACCGGGCAGGGGCTCGATTTTTCAAATTTATCGCGCGCGTGTGCGTGAGGGGAGGGGGGTACCCATGAATGTCTAGAAAGTTTAGCATAAAAACTCAAGATGAATTGATTGCTGCTGAGATTGAAAAGTGGAATTCTACACTGAGTAAGATGCCGGCAAATAAAAAGGAGGCAGCTGCAGTTCTTGTGGAGCGCGTTGCCTTTATGACAGTGACTTTAAGGATACTGGAAGAGGACATTAAGGCGAAGGGGCCGACATACAAATTTGTGAATGGTTCTCAAAAGATGCATGTGGAGAACCCCTCCCAGAAGTCCTACAACACCATGATCAATCGGTACACGGCTGCATGTGATAAGCTGCTTGCCATGGTTCCGAATGAGCCAGTTGATATAAAACAAGTACAGGCTAAAAAACAGCGCTCCGCAAGTGATTTGCTATGATCTATAACAAATATGTTGATGAGTACATTAACCTCTGGAAGACAGGAAAAATCGAGCTAAATAAAGAGCGCATAATGCTCATTTCTTACTTGGAAAAATATATTCTGACCAGAGACGACTTGTACTTCGATGAAGAAATGCATGAGAACTATATAACGTTTACTGAGAAGCATTATTTTCCCTTAGAACCATTCCAAAAATTTTTTACAGCGTTTGTCTTTCTTTTTTATAAAGAAGATGACGCTGTTTTTTATGAGCAATTTCTTTTGTTCATGGCAAGGGGAGCCGGAAAGAATGGACTTATTTCTTCTCTCTCCCACTTCTTCATCAGCCCACTGCACGGCATCGATCGCTACAATGTTTCCATCGTGGCCAACAATGAGAAACAGGCGAAAACGTCATTCAAAGAGATATACGACACGATCGGTTCCCGTGAAGTGCTGGATGATATGTTCTATCGTACTAAGGTGGAGATCATGAGCTATGACACGAAAAGTATCGTCCAGTACCATACATCTAATGCAGGAACAAAAGATGGATTAAGAGATGGCTGCGTTATTTATGACGAAATCCACTCTTATGCAACCTTCGATACAGTCAATGTTTTTTCTTCTGGTCTTGGTAAGGTGCCTAATTCCCGTGAATTTTTCATTGGAACTGATGGCTATGTTCGGGATGGATTCCTGGATAAGACAAAGGAGAGGGCTATGGCGATCCTTGAGGGAAGAGAGCTAGACGACCCACTGTTCCCCTTCATCTGCAAGATTGATGACCGGGCAGAGGCGGACCAACCGGAAAAATGGGGAAAGGCCAATCCGATGTTTGAAGGAGAGATGAGCGCGTATGCAAAGGGTCTCTTGAGAAAGGTAAAGACACAGCACCGGCAATTAAAAACAAATCCTTCTAATCGAATGGAATTCATGACTAAGCGTATGAACTTCCCAGAGGTGGATCTTGAAAAGTCTGTTGCCCCTTGGGAAGAAATCTTGGCAACTAATCGACCAATGCCTGATTTGCTGCATCGGGCATGTATCGGAGGCTTGGACTATGCCCGAATAAAGGACTTTGCGGCGGTAGGCCTATTATTCAAAGTGGGAGATGATTACGTTTGGAAAACACACTCATTTGTACGAAAGGGATTTTTGGACACGGTGAAGCTGGAAGCTCCCATTATGGATTGGGAGCAGCAGGGATTGCTCACAATTGTGGAGGGTCCAGTGATAGAGATTCATCATATAGTGAATTGGTTCGTGGAAATGAGGGAGCAATACGGTCTCACAAAAATTGTGGCAGATACTTTCCGCCTTGACTTGGTTAAAGCTGCACTTGAAGCAGAAGGGTTTGAAATACTATACATCCGGAACCCAAAAGCTATTCATTCACTTTTAGCTCCCCGTGTAGAAACAATATTTGCAAAGCGTAATTTAATTTTCGGGGACAATCCTCTTATGCGTTGGTACACCAACAATGTTTACGTTAGAACAAAGCCAGATGGCAATAAAGAGTATCTGAAAAAGGATGAATTCAGGCGAAAGACAGATGGTTTTCAAGCTTTCATTCATGCCCTTTGGCAAGCAGACAGTCTACTGGAAGAAGAAGTGGACTTTTTCCTTGCAGATATAAAATTTTAAAAAGGGGGTGATACATGAATGGGTTTTTTAGATGTGATCTTTAAAAGAAACAGCGAGCTTGGATTTATGTTTGATGTAGAAATGTTTCAAGACACTACAAACAGAATCCATATGAAACGGCTGGCTATTGATACATGTGTTTCTTTTCTTGGCAGGACGATAAGTCAATCTGAGTTCAGGGTTAAAAACGGTGCGACATTTGAAAAAGATGAGCTGTACTACCGTTTAAATATAAGGCCAAACAAAAACATGACTGCTAGTACGTTTTGGGAAACGTTCATCCACAAGCTGGTTTACGACAACGAATGTCTTATCATTCAAGCCGATGATGGGGATTTATTGATTGCCGACAACTTTGAGCACAATGAATATGCAGTTATGGAAGATATCTTTACAAAAGTAACTGTTAGAGGCTATGAGTTTAAACGGAGTTTTAAACAAAATGAAGTTATCCATCTGAGATACAAAAACGAAAGCCTGTCTCCATTGATTGACGGGTTATTTGCCGATTATGGAGATTTGTTCGGGAGAATATTAAATTCTCAAAAAAGGAAAAACCAAATTCGCGGTACTGTCGATATGGAAATGATTGCGGCTAAAACTCCAGAAATGCAAAGCAAACTGCAAGAGTTTATCGACAATATGTATAAGGCTGTCAGTACAAAGGACATTGCCATCATCCCGCAGCAAAAAGGTTTCAAATATGAAGAGCATTTCAGTGGGGCTTCAAGTGGGCAACTGGGCGTTGATGAAATTAACAAAGTGACAAACGGCTTCTTGGATCAGGTGGCTATGGCGTTAGGCATTCCTATCAGTCTTATTCACGGAGACATGGCAGATGTGGAGAAGCAAACAAAAAACTATATGCTGTTTACTGTAAGTCCGTTATTAAAAAAGATAAGGGATGAGGCAGATGTCAAATTCTTTACTAAAGAAGAATACCTTGCCGGTAAAAGGATTGAAATTAAAAGCATTTCCTACAATAGCTTATTCGATCTTGCTACAAGCATCGATAAGTTGGTTTCTTCTGGCGCCTTTACCGGAAATGAAATCAGATTGGAGGCAGGATATGAACCGTCCGATGATTCTAACCTGGACAAGCATTACATTACAAAGAACTATCAAGAAATGGATTCAACCGGTGAAGGAGGTGAGAACGTAAATGGCGGTGAAAATTGATATCAATGGACCAATTGTTTCAAACGATGATGCTTGGATATACGAGTGGTTTGAGATGGACGCTACTTGGCCCCGTAAAGTTATCCAGGAACTTGACAATGCAAACGGTGAAGATGTAATTATCTCTATTAACAGCCCAGGAGGGTATGTTTGGGATGGCTCTGAAATCTATACGGCATTGAAAAATTATCCTGGCTATACTGAAACTCAAATTGTAGGACTAGCGGCAAGCGCAGCATCTTTTATTGCTACTGCTGCCAACAAAGTTAGAATAGCGCCTACTGCTCAAATCATGATTCATAATGCTTCTACAGTTGGTTATGGTGATCATCGAGACATGACTAAAGCAGCTGAGAGGTTAAGGGTTACTGACAAAACCATTGTAAATGCCTATATGCTTAAAACAGGCAAATCTGAAGAGGAATTGCTAAACATGATGGCAGAAGAAACATGGCTGGGACCACAAGAAGCTTTGGAGAAAGGCTTTGTGGATGAAATCATGTTCACGGATAATTCGATTAAGTTTGCTGCCTCTGCATCTGTGGAAGGAGCAGCGATGATTCCGCAAAAGGTGATTGATGGCATCAGAAACAAACTAATGAATGAAAAAAATCAAGGTGAAAAGCAATTACCTGAGAACACTCCATCCAATTTTGTCACCGAAGAAAAATTACAACAAATGCTTAACGATTTGAAAAACGAGCTTAAAAATGAATCTAATCCAAAACCAAAAGAGCATGAACAAGCGCCGGCGGCATCTGTCAAAAGGAACTTGAGCAAGCTCTTTTTAAATTTATAAAAAATGGAGGAAAACCACTATGGTAATTAAATTCAATAAATCCGAAGCATTCAATGAGGCAAAAGAAAAACTGACAGCTGTCCTTTCTAGTGAAGAAGCTACAGAAAATGAACAAGCTGAAGCGTTCCAAAACTATTTCGATGCGTTACAAACTGAAGTTACGAACACTGTCCGTTCTCAAGTTAATGACGGAATGCTTGATCGTTCTATTCTGCAACAACGTGGACAAAATGTGTTGACATCTGAAGAGATGAAATTCTTCAATGCAGTAGTACAAGAAGGCGGGTTTAAGGATGATTCTATCTTGCCAGTTACTACTCAGGAACGCATTTTTGAAGACTTAACAACGGAACATCCACTCCTTGATGCGATTGGACTTCAGGATCTTGGTGCTGTAACTAGATTCATTTACTCTGATCCTACAAAAGCATATGCATGGGGCCCGATTTTCGGGGAAATCAAAGGGCAAGTAAATGCTGCATTCCGTGATGAAGAGATTGGCCAACTTAAATTAACTGCCTTTGGAGCAATTCCAAACGATATGATTGATCTTGGGCCAGAATGGGTTGAGCGTTATATACGTACAATTCTTGTGGAAAGTATTTCTGTCGGATTGGAATTTGGCTACGTCCACGGCGGCGGTCCTACTGTTAACCAGCCGATTGGATTATTGAAAGATGTCAATCCGGATACTGGAGCCATTACTGATAAAGTATCATCCGGTACATTGACATTTGCACCTTCCCAATATGGCGAAGTGGTTGCTGGTGAACTTTACAATGTGGTAAGAGCATTGTCCACTGATGCTGAAGGAAAATCTCGTAAAGTTCTTAACCGTATTGTGATGGTAGTCAATCCTGTAGATGCGATTGGCGTACAAGCTCGCAATACAATCCAAACTGCAAGTGGCCAATGGGTAATGGCATTACCTTATAACATCCAAGTGGTAGAATCAGAAGAAGTGCCTGTAGGCAGAGCTTTATTCTTTGTAAAAGGCCAGTACCTGGCAGCAATTGCCGGCGGATACAAACTGAAAAGATTTGATCAGACTTTAGCGATTGAGGATGCCACTCTGTACACAATCAAACAATTTGCTAACGGAAAGCCAAAAGATAATAAAGCCGCATTGGTCTATGACCTGAACATTACGTTCCCAGCCCCAGCTCCAGCCGGCGCTTAATAGCGGAGGTGTTTTAAATGGATGAAGTCGTAACAGGGTTAGTTGTGGAGGTAAAGGAACGCCTTCATATTTCGCATGGTTCAGATGATGCTAATCTTGGGCGGTTAGTATCATCTTCCATTATGGATTTACAAAATAAATGCGGTCCTTTCGACATTAAAGCGGATTTGGTAGCGCGAGAATTAGTAATGGAGCGTGTTCGTTATGCTTATAACGACAGTCTTGAATTTTTTGATACTAATTTTTTAAGCCAGATTAACAGTTTAAGCATATCGCTATTGCCTAGTACTGAAGAAGGTGAAACGACTTGATTAAATTCGAGCATCGAGGACCCAAAATTAATTCCGGTGATTTACGGACGCCCGTTACATTTTATGAATTTGCACCTAATGAAGGGCCGGAGCCGGGTGAAACTGAGCAGCGTATTTTATATGAATGCTTTGCGAAGGTTGAAAAAGTTTGGTTGCGCGATATGGAACAAGCAAAAGCCAATGGTACCCTTGAGGATGTTACTTTAAAGATTCGGGATCCGGGTACGGATTTTCTACCGGATAACAAACATTATATTGGTATTAATGACCGAGCCTTTTTTGGCAAGAAATATAATATCAAAACAGTGCAGCCGGACATGCAAAATGTCGGGTTTATTATCGTTGTTGCGGGACTGGTTACATGAGTGTAAACATAACTGGCATAGATCAGATTCAAAGAGAATTAGAGCGCCGCCTTGGCACACAGGCACTGCAGCGTATTAGCGATAAAGCATTAACAAAGGCTTCCCAACTATTTGTAAAGGAATTGAAGTCTCAATTCCAATCGTTTAAGGACACCGGTGCTTCTATAGAGGAAATTACCCTGACGGAGCCCTATTGGAAAGATGGTGTCCGAACAATTACAATTCACTGGAAAGGACCGAAAAACCGGTACCGAATCATCCATTTGAATGAATTCGGCACGGTGAACAATCCGAATCCAAAAGGAAAAGGAGCCATCGCAAGGGTGTTGCAGGCTTCTGAATCGGCATATAGACAGGCAATAGTTGATACGTTCAGAGGTGCATTGTAATGGATATGATGATGGTGATTTACAACGCTTTGATAGCTGATGAATATATCAAACAGCAGGCTTTTGGTAGGATCAAATTCTATGAATATCCCGAAACAGGTAGTGTCACACACCCTTATATCGTGATTGATCCACTTGGCCCGCCGTTGCCTGATGACTATGCGGATAACGAACCGTTGACGGATGAATACTTGTATCAGATTGATGTGTGGACTAAAAACCGACTGGTGACAAAAGAGCTAGCCAAAAGAATTAAGAAAGTTATGCGGGAATTAGGTTTTGGTTACTTTGCCGGGGCAGTCGATGAATACGACAAGGAAACGGGTATCTTTCGAGATGCACGGAGGTACAGGGGAAAATTCTATACAGAAGAAGTGGAGGCGCTCATGTGAGTGTCTCTTTTTTTTATAAAAAATTAATTAACAGGAGTGAATTTAAATGGCTGATAAAGTATATCGAGCTTCCACAGGGGTTACAGAATTTTACTATGCAGTATTAAGTGATGCAGATGTAGCTGTAGGTGCACCAACACGTATTGAGTTCTTGCAAAATATCACTGTGGAAATGCCACAGGAGCCGGTTCGTGCATATGGAGATAACAAGACGGCAGAAATTGCTGTATCAAGTGGTAATACAACTGTTACTTCTGCTTTTCATAAGTTGCCGTTAGAAGACCGTCAAGTATTGCTTGGTCTTGAAACAGCCGCAAATGGTTTGTCTTCCTACGGTTCTACTGATAATCCGCCATATGTCGCATGCGTGTTTGCAAAAACACATGAAGACGGTTCGAAAGAATGGGTTGGTCTGCCGAAAGGTATCTTCTTACGTCCATCCATTGCAGGGGAAACAAAAACAGACGGCGTGACGTTCGGTTCAGATGAGATTTCGGCTGAATTTATGGATCGTGAGGTAGCTGGATTTAACGAAGAGAAATCGGTTGTTTTTGGCCGTGATGCAAAAGATGTTACTACTGCGCGTGATGCTTTATTCCAGGCAATCTTTGCACAACCATATCCAGGTACAACAGTACCAGCAGGAGCGTGATGAACGATGACTAAAAAGAGCGTAACTTACAGAGTGTTGCATGATTTCAAAGACTTGCAGGACAAAAATAAAATTTATCGTACAGGTGATACGTACCCAACGCCAGCTAACAAAAAAATCAGCGATGAGCGCATCCAGGAGTTAATGTCCACAAATAACCGTCTAGGTATTCAATTGATTGCAGAAGTACAAGAAAACAAAGAAACAAGTAAGTAAGATCGGGGAGGGCATTTGCCCTCCTTTTAATTTATGCGCATAAATTAGAAAGCAAATTGGAGGAAATAAAAATGGCAAAATCAATCGAATTAGTAGTAGACTTTGAAACTTTGGAAACAAAAGAGTTCTTTCAACCTCAACACCTTAAAGGCTCTGTAACATTAGAAGCTTTAACAATTGGACAGAAGTTGGACAAAGTAGGAACAAATCTTGAAGTGAAGGATTTAAAAGAGGTGGCTGCTTTTGTCGCAAACAAATTATATAACGGTCAATTTACAGATGAAGAGTTAATCGACGGCATTCATGCTTACGAGTTGATTGATGTACTGATGGAGCAATTGACGTCTGTATTGGGTGCAGAGTCAGAAAATTTTACGAAGGCGAAGAAGGCTTAACAGAAGCTGACTTCACTTTCACCAAGCAAAAAGAATACTTTGATTCCATGGTTCGGGAGTTAATAAAAGCAGGATGGAAAATGAACGATATTTTAGAGTCGCCTCTTTTTTACCTGGTCCAAGTGTTGAATGAAAATAAAAAGCAACAGACATACAAAACAGATTCCTTAATTTCCGCATTCGGAGGTTAAGGAATTTTTTTGGATTTTCGAGGAAAGGAGGTAATCAATTGAGCGAAATAATCCAAGGGTTAAGTCTAGGCCTCGGTTTAGACACAGCTGGCATTGATCTAGGGATGAAGCAGTTGCGTGGTAAATTGGCGATGGTAAACGCCGAAATGAAAGCAAATCTGTCTGCTTTTGATTATGGTGAGAAATCTGTTGCAAAGTATCAAACTCAATTAGATGGCTTGAACAAAAAGCTGGAAGTACAAAAAACGGTTGTAAGCGCGGCGCGTGCCCAGTATGAAAAAATGGTTGCTGAACACGGTGAAGGATCCAAACAAGCTGAAAGGGCAGCAGCGGCTTTTAACAAAGAAGTGGCAGCGGCCAATAATCTTCAACGAAGTGTTGATAAGCTCGGTGCTGAATTTAAAGGTTTCCAAGATGAACTAGCACAAAGTGAGAGCAAACTTGGAAAGTTCAGCAGCGCTCTTGATGGAATAAGTGCTAAAATTTCAGAAATCAGCGGTAGAATGAGCGAAATTGGAAGCAATATGACTGCTTCAATGACTGCTCCGATTGCCGGTTTTGGTGCGTTAGCGATAAAATCAGCATCCGATTTTGAAACTGCACAAGGGAAAATCCAGGCACAATTAGGCTTGACAGCTGAACAGGCGAAAGAATTGAACGAGATCGCAGAGAATTTGTGGAAGCAGGGATTTGGCGAAAGCATAGGTGAGGCAAACGATGCTGTAGTGAAGATTTATCAGACAATGGGCAATTTACCCGTTGATGAACTCGAAAGAGTGACAGCTGCTGCTTTTACATTAGGTGAGGTTTTTGAAGTAGATGTGAATGAAACAGCCCGTGCTGCAGGGCAGCTTATGCAGCAATTTGGTGTTTCTTCGACTGATGCAATGGATATGCTAACGGTCGCTTTTCAAAAAGGCGGGAATTATTCCGATGAACTTTTAGACAGCGTATCAGAGTACTCCACGCAGTTTGCCAATATGGGCTTCTCAGCTGAACAAATGATGGGTATGTTTGCAAGCGGCGCTGAATCCGGTATTTTCTCGGTTGATAAGTTGGCTGATACGGTAAAAGAAAGCTTTCTGCAAATCACAGATGGCGCTGATAATACTCGTTCAGCATTAAGTGAATTAGGATTAGACTACAATCAAATCGAGCAAGACATGGCAAAAGGCGGAGAAAAGGCTAACGCTGCATTTGGTGTTGTTATGACCGCGATTGCGGGTGTGTCTAACGAAGCAGATAGGAATAGGTTAGCTATTGAGTTAATGGGAACACCATTAGAAGATTTGGGTCCGCAATACCAATCCTTCTTTGCGGATGTTGGAGAAGGAATGACAGGATTTGAAGGAGCTGCAGAAAAAGCCGGCGAGTCCATGCATAACAACTTCGGCGAACGGTTGCAGAGTACTTTACGCGCTGCACAAGACTCGTTGCGTCCTCTCGGCGAAGTCTTGGTGGTTCTTGCAGAAAGATGGATTCCTAAAATCACGAGCGCTCTCCAAACAGTCACCGAAAAATTCACAAGTATGTCTCCGGCTATGCAAAATTTTATTGCTATTTCAGGAGTCATTGTAGCTGCACTTGGCCCAGTTATTACAGCCATTGGCTTTTTTGCGGCTGGTTTAGGCGGTTTGATTGGCTTCTTTGGTCGTTTGGCTGGTCCAATCACTAAGGCAATCAGCTGGCTTTCAAAGCTCGGTCCATCATTTACAGCAATTCGTACGGCGATAGGTGTTTTATCAGGTCCTATCGGATGGGTTACGCTTGCCGTCACCGGTCTTGCTGTTGTTGTTTATAAAAACTGGGATTCGATTAAAGCAAAAACGCTTGAAGTATTCGGGTCAATAAGTAATTTTCTGACCAAAACCGTCCCGCAAACAATGAAGAATGTTAGTGACTGGTTCGCTAATGCAAAAAACAATGCTGTAGCACGCGTTACAGAATTGAAAAATGGAGTCGTTTCTACTTTTTCAAACACACTTTCTGCAGTGACTGGTGCAGCTGAAGACCTAAAAAACAACGTCAGCAATCGTATTGCGACAATGAAAAACAATGTGGTCAGCCGTGTTTCTGAATTAAAAAATAATGCAGAGAATACTGTATCTGGCATGAGATCCCGGATTGTTGGCTGGTTTACAAATATGAAAGATGATGTCAGCAATCGTGCAGCTGGACTACGGGATAATGTATATAAAGCCTTTGTTACAACGAAATCAAAGGCAGAAGAAATCATTGGTAAAATAAAAAAATCAGTCAGCGGATTGTGGACGGACATTGTCAGCGGTGCAAAAGGTCTTCCTAAGCGAATCAGTGATGGAATTTCCTCTATGGCTGGTAATGTGGTCGCTGGTGTAAAAACAATGATCAACAAGCTTGGATCCTGGATGGAAAAAGGCTTAAATGGTGCGATTAAGGGTCTTAATGAGGTTCTTGAATTCATCAACGTTGGCACTATTAAAGAAATCGACATTCCTGGATATAAACGAGGGACACGAGGTTCTGGGCATCCTGGCGGTCTTGCTATGGTCAATGATGCCAAAGGCTCTGATTATCAAGAATTGATCCAAACGCCTGACGGCAAAATAGGCATGTTCCAAGGACGAAATATTATTGCCAACTTGCCAAAAGGAACAAAAGTATTACCGGGAGATAAAACAAAACAGTTCCTTAAAACCGGAATTCCGCGCTATGAAGAAGGAATCGGAGATTTCTGGGATTTCCTAGACAAGCCGAAAGAACTTTTGCAAAGTCTATACGATAAATACGTTCCGAAAATCGAATTAAGCGGGGCTTTTGGTGACATTGCCAAAGGTAGTGTCACATATGTAAAGGACAAAGCGGTTGATTTTATTAAAGAAAAAATAGCTTCTGTTTTCGTGGGTGACGGCTGGACAGGAGAAATGGAGAAAAGTCCTCATGCTGTCGGGCCAGGTAGCGGCTTCGGGGGCATGATGAAATATGTCGAGTATTGGTATAACCAAGTCAAAGACCGTTTTGGCCCTACTCGTTTTATGGGTGCATACAACAACCGTAATGTTCGCGGTGGAAACTCTAAATCTATGCATGCCTACGGACGCGCCTTTGATATCGGCGGTTCCCACGAAACCATGTCTAAAATCGCAGACTATTTGCGAAAAACGGCTACTAATCTCCAATATGTTATTTATAACCGGCGCATTGCAGGTCCGGGGGTAGGGAAAGCTTGGCGTGCATATGGTGGAGTAAATCCGCATACTGACCACGTTCATGCGGATTTCCTAGCACAGGCTGGTGGTGGCTCTAATATTAAGGGCGGCGCTGCAGCATGGAGGTCTATGATCCTTAAAGCAGCTGCTCAAATGAATGAAGCTGTAACACCGGCACAAGTAGAGGGTATCATTGCACAGATTCATCGGGAATCGAAAGGGGATCCAAAAGTTTTCCAAAGTCCGTTAGTCAATGATATCAATATGAGGAATGGAACCCCTGCTCGTGGATTGCTCCAGTATATCCCGTCAACATTCAAAAATTACATGTTACCAGGGTACACAGACATTCTAAACGGTTACCACCAGTTAATTGCCTTTTTTAACAATACAAACTGGAGAAAAGACCTCCCTTATGGAAAAAGAGGATGGGGTCCGACAGGGTCACGGAAATACGCAAATGGTACCGACTTCCACCCAGGGGGACCAGCTGTCGTAAACGACCAAAAAGGTCCCGTGTTTAAAGAAATCATCAAACTTCCATCCGGAAGCATGGGCATGTTTGAGGAGCGCAATGTACACGCAGATTTCCCTAAAGGAACGCAGGTCATTCCAGCGAAGGAAAGCAAGCGGATTTTAGAATCAGCAGGGATTCCGCATTACGCATCTGGAACGGGCGGAAGTCTTGTTCAGTTTGGAGGTAAGCCTGCCGAACAGGTTACGTCCTATATCGTGAAGGCAGGGGACACATTAAGCGACATTGCTAAAAAATTCAAGACAACGGTGAACGAATTAGTAAAACTCAATAACATCAAAAATCCCGATTTAATCAAGGTTGGCCAGAAGATTATTTACGGCATAACAAAAGCTGTACAAAAAATCCCAGCTTCCACCACAAAACCGATTGATCACCGTCCGGAATACGTCCGCCGTGTCGCTTCTATCATTGAGGCGACTACTACAAAGGGGAAATCCTCTTATGCTGAACGCTTGAAACTGCTTGAAGATTATGTAACTCGCGCCAAGGAAGCAAACCAGCTTTCGTTGGTTGATGAAATTTATACGTACCGTGAATCTTTAAAGTATTTCAAAAAGGGTTCTGCAGAACAAATCGCTGTTCAAAAGAAATTGAACGAAGCAAAAAAGCAACTGAACGATGAACTGATGCAAATGCAGGATGATTACCTGTCAAAGATGAAGGAAGTTAACGACAAGCTGATTGAAGAGGAAAAGAGGCTTAATGAAGAATATGAGAATGCTGTAAATGCCCGGGCTGATTCACTGAAGGGCTTCGCTGGCCTGTTTGATGCAGTGGAAAAGCCGGAAGAAGTCGATCCTTTGTCTTTAATCGATAAATTACAAAGCCAGATATGGACGCTTAATAATTTCGATAGTAATCTTGATATTTTAGCCGGACGTGGTGTAGATCAAGCCCTTATCGAAGAACTACAGGCTATGGGGCCTCAGGCGCTTGCTGAAATCAAAGCGCTCAACAATATGACTGAGACACAGCTGTCCCAATTCCAAGAATTGTGGAAGGAAAAATCAGCTGTAGCCCGCAGTCGCGCTGTACAGGAAATGGAAGGCATGCGGGTGGATACCGCAAACAAGATTGCCCAGCTTCGTGAAGATGCCGAAAAAGAAATTGCCGCACTGAATAAAACATTCGAACAACAGGTATCTGCACTGAAAACCATTGTTACAACAGGGTTGAATCCTGGTGTCGCACAAATGAAGGATATTGGGAAAAATGTTATTCAAGGCTTAATCGATGGCATGAAATCTATGAATTCACCACTGGAAAGCGTATCAAAAGGTCTTGCGGAGTCAATCAAAAAGGCTATTACGACTTCCCTTATCATCAAGTCACCTTCCCGTTGGATGAAAGCGATGGTCGGTGAAAATATCGTGCAGGGCGTTATCGATGGAATTGATGGCATGAAGAGGGCTGCTATAACCACAGCTTCCACAATGGCGGATTGGTTTAAGCCATCTCTTAGCCCAATTTCATTGCAAAGCCTGCAAGACTTTACCGTTAATAAGCCGACTGATGCAATGAAGCTCCTTGCATTAGCAGCCCGCGCAGCACAATCCGGTAATACAAATGGAAACGCAAATTCCGGGCAAGTACCAAATGTTTCAACGCAAAACAAACAGGAAATCAATGTACAGTTAGTTTATCACGGCTCTGCATCCCAAGAAGACGTAATGGGTATGGTTGACCTGATTGAAGAAGAACTTGCCCGCAGAGCGCGTATTAAGATGTTAGTGAACGGGGTGTAAGGATGAAAATTATCACAAAAAGCGAGGAAATAATCATTAAAGATTATGGGGTGAGGGCTCTAAGATACGTTATCCCATCCCCTTCGTTCACACACACGTCTGAAAAAGCAGATGGAATGGATGGGGAAAGATGGGTTGAATCTGTCTACAACCCCCGTAATATTAAGGTTTTTATGCGTCTGTTAACGAAACAGTCAGATGGGCTGTCTCGTTTAAAGCAAAAGTTTAACCAGCTCTTCGCCCGGCGCGAAGAGTTTTTTGTTGTATTTGATAAGGAACCATGGCGACGGTGGAAGGTTCAGCTGAACAACGCTGTGGAATGGGAAGATATTTCTGCCTATTTCTCGCAGGCTGAAATTGATCTTATTTGTTACCGTGGATTTGCTGAATCAATTGGCACCACATTGAACATGCCGGTCGCTGAGCACTATTATGCGATAGGTGAAGGCAAGATTTTTGAAGGAGACCCGATTATTCAATATGAATTTAATACTGCGGCCTTTTCTGTTTTTAATGACAGTGATATTGAAAACGAGCCGGCCCAGCATATGGAGCAACGAATTATCTTGCGTGGAGAATTGAACAATCCAATTATTCGCAATCTGACTACAGGGGATGAATGGAGCTGGACCGGTACGGCAACAGCTGCTGATGAAATTGTGTTAAATGGCATCCGTTCATTAAAAAATGAACAATCCATATTTGGCCAGACGAATAAAAAATTAATCCGGCTTGCAGCTGGATGGAACGAGTTTGAAGTAGCTGGGGCAATAGATTTTACAATTTCTTTTGATTTTCGCATGTATTACCTATAGAAAGGAGTTGACACTGTGGATACACAAAATAAACAAACAATTATTGCTGATTTGCGTCAAAATACAACGGTAACACTCCCATATTTTACTCAGAATGATACGAACATAATTGAATTCGTTGTGAAGGATAATGGGACAGATGCAGATTTAAGTGACGTGGATCGTATTACTGCAAATTATAAGCGTCCGGATGGTGTCGTTATCTCCCGTCTGCTCACGGTGCACGGTAATATCGTGACCTATCAAATAGGGCATCAGGAAATGGAAGTGGCCGGAACTGGGGAATTGAGCTTACACTTCTTCGATGGAGAACAACGCCTTTCGAGTAAACGGATTAAGGTGTATATCGCTTCTTCCATCGAGCCGGGGATTGAAGGCACGGATGAATTAACCGTGCTGCAAGAATTGTTCTTTGAAGTGGACAACGATTTGCAGGCGATTAATGAAACGAACACGCTTATCCAAGAGAATGAAGAGGTTCGGCAAGCCAATGAAGCAAGCCGTGTGGATGCGGAAGCGTTGCGGGTGTCTGCCGAAAATACCCGTGAATCGAACGAAGAGGCCAGGAAAGCCAACGAAGCCATCAGGCAACAGCAAGAAGAGGCGAGACAGGCGACCATCGCAGAAGCGGAAACAGCCATCACCAATGCAGAAGAAGCAACCTTGAACGCCAACACAGCGGCAGATAACACCAACCAACGCCTGACCGAACTGAACGGGGTGGATGCGACACAGTTCCATGACCGAGTGACAGCGGTGGAAGGGAAGCTCACTGAATCAGACCGACAGACCCAAGTGCTGCAAAGCGGGCTGAACGTGCTGAATACCGATGTGGCGACTCCGGTATCTTTTGAGATTCCAGGGCGAACACTCACATCTATGGCCAATTCCAACCTAGAAGCGCTCAAGTATTACGTATTAGCCGACAAGAAAACGAAGGTGATCGTGGACGGAGCGACAAAAGCGGGTGTTTCTAAATTCCAGAAGGCGCAGACCACAACAACCAAAGAAACGTTTGAGGGGAAAGTGTCAGGGAGTACGGTAGCCAATCCGCACATTTTCAATTACTTTGTTAACGCTTCTGCATTGCATCCGCCAACAGTCGCAAATGAAATAAATCAGGTCAACTATACCAACGTTTCTAAACT